TAAAATAAATTATTAAAAAAGGAGATACGAAATTTACTAATTTACATATTTCCTTTCCGCCCGGTAATGACCGGGACTTACTTTGTCTTGTTTATAAACTAGACTCGATTGCGTCCAGCCTTGATTTTTATAGCGGCTTCTTCCTCTTGGGAAAGTGTTTGCTTTGTGTTTTCGGACACGCTAGATATTTCCAAAGTTCCTTCCAGGGGATTGCCTTTTACCCAACGATCTAGTCCCAAAGATACGACTTTGGCCTTAACGTAAAGATTAACCGTTTCGCCAATTTTACGGTCTTTCAGGTCCGGCATCTCTTTGTCCGTGAACCGGATAGTTGGTTTAATTTCTGCGACCATTGGTCCGTCAGAATTCATTGCTTTTTTCGCAGACATTGTTTTTAAAGTTAGCTTTGTAAACAAGTTTTTGGTGATGGTGGTAGGATTTGAACCTACTACAGCACCCTATATTTAAACAATAACACCGCTAAATAAATATGCAAATTTCGTCTATTCATAAGGATCAAAATCACTATTAGCGAGCTCTCCTGGCTGTAATTGGCCGGACGGACGTTCCTCGGTATAAGGAACGAACGGGTGCTCGAGCGAAAGCAAACGACCGATATTTTCAATACAATGGTCATCTTTATCAATACCTTTACCCGGGCTGTCCTTACGGTCTTTAACCTTATCGGATTGCCACTCATCCCAGCGCCAATGCTCCATTTCCCATATGTGCCGGTGGCAGGTATCGAAATAATACAACTCCGGAGTAACCACCATTTCCGAGCCTACTTGTCTATAATCCAAAGCATCCTCGATGCGCCGGTTCGCGCTTGAGCGGTTTTTTGATGCTGGTTGGTAATGTAATCCATAATTCGCTAAACGGTCCGCCGTACTGATTTGCGGCACATCGGCGTGCTGGTCCTTGTTAAACAGAAGAGGGTCAGCGATGCGCTTAACCACGCGATACTGTTCCGCTTTTTGTTTAATGCGAGAGGCCAACTCTTGTGATCCGCCCTGGCATTTTAAGTACAATTCATCAACCACAAATTTTTGCAGGTACTTATCAATCGCTACCCAAGAGACGGCGTCCGGATTTTGCGGGTGCGGATCCAACGCTTCGATAACACAGTAATCTCGCGGGTCCAATTGAAACGGACGGATAACGTGGATTGAACGGGAAAAACTCTTAAACACCAGTCCTATTAAGTGCTGAAATCTACCATACGCGCGGGCCTGCATATCTTCTTCGGAATACTCCGAAATCATTAATTGAATATCGTCGTGCCGCAGGAAACCGCGCTCCCCGTGCTCGATGCAGGCAGTTTCTACGTCCGCCTCAATCACTTGGCGTACGTTTTTTTCTGTCCTAGCCGAAATACCGTCGTACATCCAGCCGGACCCTTTTAATGGTGTAGCTGTGATAAAAAGCCGTCCACCCTTACGCAACCGGGCAATATTGGCCTTATAAATCCGTTCCGGTGGCGGCTCATCGCACCATATCAACCCTAAAGTAGCAGATTCAAACTCTTTAGCGCTTTGATCGTAGGTCATCAGCCAAATCGTCCAGCCAGTGTCAGTAATCCATTCGTATTCATAGTTTTTTCCGTGTTTGTTAATGGTGTATCGGCCCACCGGGAACCAATCTTGCATTTCAGGGATTATCACCTGGGTAATAGTTGCCGGATCAGAAATTACCCGGATTTTCTTCGGATAAGGCCATTCTTTAAACAACGGGTAATCAAACCACGGGTTTTTATTCGGCCAAATTAAATGCGCCAGCAGGTTCACTCCGAGTAGTGTTTTTCCAATTCCATTTGCCGCAAAAAAAGCCGTGATAAAAGTATCGTTCACTCTGTCTAAACAGCGTTCCCCTGATCCCGTGGGCACGTAATACAAATGCTTGCGCCTAGTGCGCTTTTTCAGAATCCTACGCTTATACAAAATCCTCTCGCGTTCGTATTGTTCGTTTGTTTTAATTTCAGTCATAATAAATCCTTAATCGGGCGGGGGTTGGAAAAAGACCCGGCTTGTCAGCGGGAAAAAAAACCAACCTGCCCAGGCCGCATTTCGCGGCAGCAGCGGGCTCGACAGCCCCTTTCCCCACCCGGTTAAAAATTTATTGGATTTTCAAAAGACGCTTTTTCTGTAGGTAATCACAAAATCCCTCCAACGTACCGCAAAAATAATTTCCTCCGCAGACCTCCCAGAGCATTTGAAATTCTTTTTGCTCCGGCGACTGTGTGCCTTTCGGCCCCTTCACCTCCACCTGGATCACCACTCCTTTAATCAGCACTGTTATATCAGGCAGACCTCTTTTACGGCCCAGCCCGGCCCCGTTGGTGTAAAGATAACCTCCTAAGTTTTGCACTAATTTCTTAATTCCCTGCTTCTCGCAATTTTCCGGGGTATCCTTCATTGCTGTGCCATTTCGATTATATTCAACGCAAAAATAACTGACACAACAGCTGCCAATATTGCAAATACAACCAGCCCTATAAAGAACACAAGAGCCATAAAATCCGAATTTTTCATTTTGTTACTATTAATGCTTAGATTTTTTCACTCTTCTTTGTTTTTTTAACTTTGGAATATTTCTTATAGCGCGCGGCCAACGGATCAGTTTCCCGTAATTTATCGTCTAAATCGTCTTCCGGTAGGTCGTCAATATCATCGGTTACCCTCAACCGCTCCGGCGCTAGACTGCCTTTAACTTTGTAATATAATTCCAATCCTTCTTTGCGGATCTTCCCGTTCGGTACGGCGAAATAAGCAATTTTCTTGCCAATTATTGGTATTACGCCAATAGATAACAGACGGCAACCTAATTTCACCACGATTTTTTTGATATTATTGTCGTCGTCCTGCAGACTGAAAGTAAAACTATCCAGCGTTTCCATTTTCATCAAGCCCGCGTGTATTTTTGCTGCTTCTTTTTCTGGTACCAGTTCCGTCAGCAATTCCTTCATTCCTTTTGTCTCGGTAATATTTTCTTTGGGATGATTAGAAACCGAATCAGAATAACCGGCTTCCCTTGCTATTTGGCCAAGTGTAGGTTTTTTCCCTGGTTTTCGCAGATTTTCTTTCACGATTTTAACGAATTTTTTTTGTCTTTTTGTAGCCATATCGATTATTAATAATTACTGAATATCCCCTAACCAGCGCCTATTGTAAATAATAGGCGCTGAAACGGGTTACTCAGCGCTTTCGTCAGATTCCGGTTCGTCCGAATTCTGTTTATTTACGTTTTCATCGCTGTCGTCGGATGTAACATTACTTTCGTCCTTTTCTTCTTCTGATCCTTCTTCGTTATCACTTTCTTCAACTGGCGTTACCGTTCCCGCTGGTCCGTCTTCTGGTCCTGGCGGAGTAACGGCCACGCCTTCTTGTTTATTATCGTCTTCCATTATTTTCACCCCCTTTCAATAGATTTCTAACTTAATTTATTAATCAGCCACACCAGCTCCTCTTTATTCATTTGGCTGATATGCATTGCTGGCGCAAACTTTTTGAGCCAACTATACCGCCGTAACTTGTTAGGGAACCGCGCCTCAAGCAGTAAGTGCGCTTTGCCCCGCAGGTATTGAAACGACGAAAGTGCGAGTTGTGCGTGGTTTGATTTCATTTCTTTTGGTTTAATGCTGGCGCATCAAGTTTTTTAGCAATCATCTCGATTGTATATCTTGGATCTTGTTGGAATAACGAAAGCTGGTTTTTGTTGCTTTCGTGCTGTTTACCACGGCACTTCCGGCATAGGCCGTGTTTGGCCCTGCGACGTTTTAAACTATGGCGATTACGTGTTCCGCATTTCGTACAGGTGTAATAATATAAACGGCGTTCTTTGTATGTTTTTTTAGTCATTCTCTATACTTTCCGCTTTTTAAACTTTTTAGCCGCTGAACACTTCGCCCAATGCGGCACACGCCCTTTAACTGTTTCGCCTTCCGGCGTAACCACGGTAATTAGCTCGGGCTCTACTGGCATAAATTTTCCGCTTTTCATCTTGGTCCATTCGATATACAGCCCGCAACCCCGACAGCAATTAGCTGTTTGTTTTAAACTATTTACCGGTTTTTCTGTTTCATCACTCATTTTTTTAACATTAATTTACTAAATATTTTCTTCGCTCCGTCGGGATCCTTACTAAACTTCCTTTTCGGCAACAATCCAATATCAACAAGTCGTTCCACTGGGAAATTCCGTTTCGCTTCTTCCGGAAAATGACTACACACCATCTCCTTACAAGTTCCGAATAGCCGACAGATAGCCGGTCGGACAGGATAAATCGCACAACCCCTGCCTGTGATATAAGCGCAACGGATTGTTTCGTCTTGGCCGTAGTATTTCAACGGATCGTAATCGTTGGGTAGAAAGTATGAACCGTCCGGCATACGTTGCTTACGGCCCATCAATGGCAGTTTTAAGTGCTTTCTGATGATATACCAGTTAATCGCGCGGCGCTCCCGGCCGCTGCAACCAGACACGGTACAGCAATCAAAGTTACATTTTTCCGAATCACAGGCACCTGCACATTTTCCCTCGGTCATTGCAGGCAAACTAGAGTAGATTTTTTTAAGCCTTTTTTTCATTTATTAATGATGATTTTTCTCTTTGTGATCACTTCGCGATAAACAAATATAATATTCCCTTTTACTACACGCTTTATTTCTTTTTCATCCGTAAATAAGACGGACGTAATTGGAAATTCGTTTGGTTTTTCGGTTCCTACACAAAAAGTCAATGTCCATCCTCGAACAGTTTGACGTGCGAGCCAAAAAACTTTATTCTTTTGAATTTTACTCTGCATATTTTTTTATTTTAATAATTAATCTAGTTTTCTCATTATTTTGGTAAGTAATTTAAAACTGCGAAACACACTGCGAAATAAACCATCAGTAAGATAATAAAGCCAAACAATTCGCTAATAATCGAAAGCCAATTTCCGCTATTGTTTTTCATTGAAGTATTCCCAATCTTTGGTGATAGCCGGATCCGTTGCACGTCGGGCAAGGATGACGGTCTATTGTCTTACGATGCTTAGTTATGCGAAGACGGATTAATTTCCGGCCGTGGCAACGCGGACAACGCGGTAATGAACCTTTTTTCCGGACCGGCGGTGCTACAGGCGTATGTTCTTGGGCCTTCGACCGGAAAATACTTTTTAACCAAGATATAAATTTTTTAAACATTTTTCTAAATTTTGTAGTAAGTGCGGTTTAGTTCTTTCCAATTTTTATGGACGTAAATGGCATTGAAGTGATCAATCTCGTGCTGAAAAATTTGCGCCATAATACCGGAGAAATCCTTGTGTTTGTATCCCGTCAACGACAGCTCCCCGGAAAATTTATTACGCTCAATCTGCTGGTACTCTACTTCTATTTTGTTGTGGCGCATTACCGGAACGTTCGCCATTCCCAGAAAGGTTACGCAACCTTCTTGCTTTTCCACCATAACTTGAGTTGACCGGACAATCCGCGGGTTCACGATAACGAAACTGCGGTCAAACTCATTAACTCTGTCACGGATTGACTTGCTTTGCGGGCAGAATACGAAGAATCTCATAGGGTCTTTAGCGTCAACCTGCGGATGAGAAATAGCATAAACTTCCACTACCACCTTGCGCATTACCATCGCACCGGCCAGAATCACCATTTGTTGCGCCACTTCCTTGAGCCTTTTTAAATCATTTTCCTTAACCTCCCGGCTGATTTTGCCGTGCGGTTTTACCAAAGAAATCTTAGGCGCTGCTTTAAAAGGATTGATTATTCGATCTATTATTGACATTTGTTTTTAAAAATTTATAGGCTTATACACGTTTGGCACTGAAAAAGATCTTCGCTTGTTAGACTATCGGCGTGCGCCGCGCCGCAAATTGGACATCTTACCTTAAGCAATTCAGCAAATCCAGTCCGTATGATGTATTTAAGTTTTCCTCGCTGGTCCACTACTCTTCGGTGTGCCCGCGGGTCAAAATTCAGATCAAAACAATAATTACATTTTTGGCATACCAGTTTCGGAAATCGTTGAGTCACTATTTTGTTTTTGCCCCTCATAAAATTCTTTTGTTAGTTTTTGGTGATAGGCTAGCGTCTTTAGCCCCACATCCTCGAAATAAGGATCTTTAGCGTCAGCTCCTTTTAAGTGATCGCGGAGTAGATTCTTCAGCAGTATAACGGCGCCTTCCACCATTACACGATTGACCTGTTTTAATTCCGGTTCTTTATCCGCGACAATTCTTACTTCGATTTGATTGTCTTCTTTAAGGGCATACACAATCATCAGTCCTTTGATTTTTATTATCGGATTAGGTGGGATGATTTGCTGGAATGGCGTAAACATATTAGTTTGGGTCAATAACCGGGACTGCAAATAGCCGTCCTGTATGCCCACTCCTTTCCTCGCGGCGGATCTGACTTAAATGCTTCTCTTGCCTTTGCAGCTCTAGCCGATCTCCTGGTTTCAACCCCTCGTATCCCAGTTGTTTTTCCCACTCATCCTTGTTTATCTTTCGCGCCCTGGCTACTTCCCGATCCGTAGGTAAGAATTTGTAACCAGCACCGTAGGGCTTTGGGGCGTTAAACCAGGCGCGAATCCGCTTAACATTGTCTTGATTCGGCGCTTCCAGCATAAAGTGCTTTAATGCTAAAGGGGCCGACTCCTGGTCATAACGCCCCAGATCACTAATAAATGAAAGAAACTGATCCCAGTAAAACTTTTTCACTATTTCCACCCACAGAAAAATATCGGAGTTCCGCGTGTACGGCTGCCAATATAATATTTCTTTGACTTGTTCCTTTAAACTTCGGCTAATCATTTGTTTCCATCTCCTAAAAATTTAAATCCTGATTTTAGCACTCGCTCGTAAAGAGTGCTAACGCCGTTAAGATCGGTCATATAAGGCAAAAATATCTGCGGCAATTCTACTTGGTTTATTTCAAATAAAGCCATCTGCGCCATTACCCAATCCCGCACTACACGCCAGGCCACTCGGTAACAATAATCGTCATCGTTCCATCTTTTCACACCTTGCTGTTTTAAAACTTCCTGAAATTTACGCCAATCGGTAGGCAAACGAAATGGTACTTTATTGCCTTTAACTTCAATCAAAAATTTTAATGCTTCAATCCGACCAGTTCCTTTTTCGTATTCCATTAATATTCCCAAGACCCCGTGTTTAATCAAGCTTTCTTGAATTTCCTTAATAGTGCGGACCACCGGCACTTTAGTTGTATAATTTTTGATCGGCATTTTACTTATCCTTGTTTGTAATATTTATTGACGTTATTAATCCAGTGCTGCTCGCACGGCTTTTTATAAACTCCGCACATTTGTTCCGGTCTTTGGTCTCTGTATCTTCGGCTAAGCAAACCAACGATTGAATTAATACCGTCTTGATCCGTGTAATAGCACCTAAGATATGATCCATCTGCTCGGCGGCCGGCTGGTGGTTTTATGCCCCAATAGTTATGGCAATTTTCCTTGTCGTAAGGAAACCAGTAACTTCTACCGAGAGAACTTTCAGCGTAAGCAAGCCCAATAATTAACTTCCAGCTAACCCCTTGAGTATTGGCCGTTTCCACAATCGCTTTTCCTAATCCCTGCATCGGAGATCCTTTTAGCATTTCCTCCGCTTCTATTATTTCGGCGCTAGTTTCTTCCGGGCAAATTACCTCATCCAACCCGCATATTTTTTGATCCATTTCCTGCGCCTTGGCTTCTGGCATCAACAAAGGCTCTTGCTGATATATTTCTTGAGCGTAGCCTACTAACCCCAGCAATAAAGAGAGGGTAAAAACCATCAGGAAATATATGGAAATTTTTGAAGTACACTTATTAGGCAATAAATTTTCTACTTTTTTCATTTTATTTTTGGTTAATTATTTTTGTTTTTAATTTTGACTCTTTCCCGGTCCGCGATTTTCCACGGACCGGGATCTAGTTTACCTTGTTCGGCTATCCAGATGTCGCTCATACTCGTTAAGCGGAATGATTGGGTAAAGCCGGTCAAAAGTATAATCACGAATTTGCGTACCTTTTTTTCCCATTCCTGAAAGTCGCAAATATTCCAATCTTTCGGCGTCCGTGATCCGGCAAGGTATTCCCTGCATCATCACCACCCAGCACATTTCCGGTTCTTTTTCTTCCGGTAAAACCGTGATATCCGTGTCACCGTATTTGCATTTTTTACACTCTAATTCGAAGTATCCTGAAAACTTCACGCCATAACGTCTGAATGGAATTATCCGCATATCCTCGCCGCAACTTTTGCATATCCGCGACTGAATTTGCACTTTAGCTTCGGTTAAGGCGTAACCGTTTTTTTCCCAGTAGGGGAAATTTTGCTTGGCGCGTTCTTCGAAACTGAATTTTAGTTCCATATTCACGATATTTTAGTGATTGAATTATTGTCTTGCTTTTTAGCGAATATCGCCAAAGCTGCTAATTTTTCCTTGAACTGGTAAGGCGTAGTGATCACTGGAGCGAAATTCTGACCCTGCACGGAACAAGCGTATTTAACCAACCTAATTGTTTTTTCTAGGCCGTATTTTTTAATCAGCCATTCTGCCGCCTTACGGCTAGTATTATTACCAAAATTAATTTGCTGATTAACTCCTGTATCGTAGAAAACACTAAATACCTGATTTACCGGATCATCCGCGGCGTTTGACGCAGCTAATATCTTCCCTTTACTTCTCTTTACTTCTCTTCTCTTCTCTTCACTTCCCTTCTCTTCAGACTCCAAATGGAAACCATTGTCTTCCAATTGGAAACCAATGTTTTCCAAGTCCTTCCACGTGTCTTCCGCTTTCTTCTGGTAATTAATAGGTAGAATGGTCTGCGGCTGGCGATCCTTTTTGAGGGATTGGTACTTTCTAAACTTGTTAATTTGCAGGTATTTTTCGCCTTTATACTCAAATATCCGATACAATTTTTCTTTTAGAATTTCATCAATTAAGAACTTAAATTGATCTAGTTTAATCTCGTCCCACATCGGGACAATAGTCGCTTTAAGCGTCCGGCAAGAGTAAGGGAGTAGCCCCACGTCGTCAGAATGAACAATCGACCAGGTGAAGATTAACTGCGCGTCGTGAGATAAATTTGCCACCTGTTCTGATACGGATATTTGCTTATCAATCATTCGTTTTTGAGCCAATTTGGTAATCTCCCTTCTGTGGTAATTCTTCGACCTTTTTAATACTGACCCCATTTTGCAGATAAACCTTGTAAGAATATTTATTACTTACTAGTCTTGTTTTGCCGTCTTGCTTAATCATCCGCGCAATGTCGCCGGAATATATATTAATGGCCTGATGTAACGCTTCCGACTTATCCTCTAACTCCTGCAATTCTTTTTTCCAACAAAGCACCCGGCGAGATTTGAAGTGTAGTTTTTCAAAGTCAATCATAATTTTTTCCACTCCTTGTTTTCCTCATTAGGTGCTTCTGAGGCATTGGTTTGATTAGGTAATCTTGATTCTTCTAATAGCAAGATTTTAATTAACGCACTAGCTTCTGTTTTACTTAGATCGTCAGCATTGCTTACTTTCTTGCCTATTTTGTGGTAGCAATAATCCTCAAATTCTTCTACGGTTTTAACTCCGATTTTTTCTAACTTGATTCGGATTAAATACCTTTGTTTTTCGGAACTTCTGGTTGTAATCTGATTGGTGTTTGCTTTAGGTACTTCTTGTTTTTGATTAACTACGGTTCCTACTTTAGCCACTGGCTCTACTTTACTTTCGTGTACTTGTGTAGTCGGCTTTTCCGGTAATTCTGTATTATCCACGCTTTGCATTTCCTCGGTAGTGTAAAGGCCGCTTAAGTCGTTCGGAAACGCTTTTCTAAGAGCTAATGCTTCGGCGCATTTTCCTAGCATCAGATAGGGCATTTTGTCCCACATATGGCCCACCTTGCCCCCAAATATTTGAACGTACTCGCTCCATCGTGCCGAGGCGGTAAAAGCCACTCTTTCGCCGTTTAAAAACCTGTAAACCTTCACTGTCGCTTTGCCGGGATAATTTTGCTTTTCGGTATCGTATGTCGGATCATCTATGCCGGCCAGTGTTCCGGTCCTTTCTGCTATGGCGCGGTATCCGTCTATTCCGGTTTGTATGGATATTTGCTCTTTATACGATCCATCCTTCTGCTTAACTTTTCGTTTAATGCAATTAATCTGCCGCGTTAATGGATCAAGGCCAGTTCTTAACGCCGTATAGAGAAATAACTTAAGTTCTGCATCAGTTGCTCCTTTAGCGACGGTGTCCTTTATCAGCTGAATGTCGCTTGGATTAAATTCCTGCTTCTGAATTAAAGATTTTGATTTATTCATATTTGTCCTTTCGCCGGGTAATAACCCGGGCTTAATTATTCATTAAATTAACTTTTCTTTTTTCTTCCTTCGCGGATGGTTTGGATACGGAAATGTACTCCTTTTCCACTATTTCCGTGCCTTCCAACGCTTCGCCTGATTTCACAATTTCTTTTGCCAGGCTGCTGGTAAACAGGTCATTAAGCTGGATCGAAGTGTATTCACCATCCAGTCCTTTCGATTTCAGAGTTTCAATTACTTTCTTTTCGTCTAAAACCTGCAATGTTTTGCGTACCGCTCGAGACACGGTGCCGAAATCAAATCTGGCTGAGAACTGGCCGGACCGCTTTAAATTCTTCATTATTTCTTCCTGGATAGCGTCCCGTTCCAATTTCAGGGGAGCCAGCGCCTCTTTCTGTTTGGATTCTGTTTCGGCGATTACCTGCCGAAGTTCCACTAATCGATACGATTTATCTTTTAAAGTCATATTGTTTTCCTTTCGCGCGGTGATAACCGCGACTTATTATTGGTTAAATATTGACGGATAGAGTCCCGCGGCCTGAACGATTTTGTTCTCTGCTTCCAGCATTTTTTTATAACGGATACGCTTTTGCCAAGCCTGGACTGATTTCCAATTTCTTTTGTTTTTTGTTTTAGCCATTCTTCCCACCCCCTTTCTGGCAGGTGTAGCAAAGAACCCGTGTTACATCACTGTGGTAAAATAAAACCACGGCAGGCGAAACTTCCTGTCCGCAGTTAACACAACAAAAACCCAGATTTTTCGTGAAGCTATTCCCAATGCTCCCATCTTTTTTTACTTTTAAAGCCAAATTGGCTTTGATTATTTTTTGCTTGCTCATTGTGTCCTTTCTGCCCGGTGATGACCGGGGCTTATAGCTGGATAGTGCAGAACGGCGGATCTTTGCCCACCGTCCCACATTAGGCAGTTATCCACAGCGCCTCGCGCTATTTATTAACAATCAAAAAATCCTCGTTTGATAACGAGGATTCCTGTTTTTGGGCTTTTTTTAGCCCTTTTTAACTCCTACTTCCCGTGGCACTTTTTATACTTTATTGGAGTGCCATCGGATTTTTTCGCTCCGCACGGACAAGGGTCGTTGCGGCCGACTTTTTGGCCATCCATTTTGGTTAGTTTTCCCACGGACGAGGTTTTCGTGCCCGGAAGCGTTTCAGATGATTTGGCGGAGGTAATGGTACTGTCATAATTAGCCGGTTGTTCCTGCGGTCCGGAAAAATGCTGGTGCTGCTCGGACATTACTTTGGAGGGCGCCTTGATAATCTGGGAGGATTTTTCCATAACCGATGGCGCCATCTGGCCGACCGGAGCCACTTTAAAAATAGTATGAACAATTTCACTACGAATATTTTCGATCAAACTGGCAAACATCTGGTATGACTCCCGCTGATATTCAATTAAAGGATCTCTTTGGCCGTATCCGCGAAGGCCAATGCCTATTCTTAAATGCTCCATCATGGCCAAATGATCCACCCACAGATTATCCATTACCCGCAAAACCACCGCTCGCTCCATCTGGCGCATTAAATTAGCATCGGCAATTCGGGCCTCGTGCTCCGCATATGCTTTTTGGGCAAGGTCAAAGATATACTTGACTAAGCGCGTCCTGCTTTGGGCATCCTGCAGCTTAGTGCCCGCTTCTTTCTGAATATCGTCCATCTTCACCCGCACTTCCATTGATATGGGAAAAATGGTGTCCGCCACTTCGTAAATCTCCTCGATATTCCAGCTGTTTTCGTCCTCAGAAGCGGTATGAAACGAAATTACCTGTTCGATTTCATCTTCAATCATTTTTATCATTTCATTCCGATAACCCTCGGTATTTTTTTCGGAACCCAATACCTCTTTTCGTTTTTTGTATATGACTTCTCGATGCTTATTGATAACGTCGTCAAACTCCACTAAATGCTTTCTAATATCAAAATTATTTCCTTCCACTTTTTTTTGAGCGGCTTCCAATGATTTTGAAATAATTTTATTTTCAATCGGCATATCGTCGGGAATGCCCAGCCGTTCCATAATATTTTTCATTCGGTCGGATCCAAAAATCCTCATTAAATCATCCTCCATGGACACATAAAACTGGGATTCTCCGGCATCGCCCTGCCGGCCCGATCGGCCCCGCAACTGGTTATCAATTCTTCGGGCCTCGTGCCGCTCCGTTCCCAAAACCAGCAGCCCGCCGGCAGACTTTACCTTTTCGGCACTCGGCGAATCAGGCGGATTGCCGCCTAAAATAATATCAACCCCCCGGCCCGCCATGTTGGTGGCCACGGTGACCGCTCCGCTTTTTCCGGCCTGAGCAATTATTTTTGCTTCTTGCTCGTGCTGTTTAGCGTTCAAAATTTGATGGGGAATCCCTTCCATGGCCAGCATTTGCCCTAACAGCTCGTTTTTCTCTATTGATATCGTGCCTACCAAGACCGGCTGGCCTTTACTATGCCGCTCCTTAATTTCCTTTACAATCGCCTTTAATTTTCCTTCTTCCGTTTTGTAAATCCGATCCGGTCGATCGTTTCGAATCATGGGCTTGTTCGTGGGAATTTCCACCACCTCCAGTTTATAGATTTTGGCGAATTCTTCCGCTTCCGTAGTGGCCGTACCGGTCATGCCCGCCAATTTTTTATAAAGCCTGAAGTAATTTTGAAAAGTGATGGTGGCCAGGGTTTGGCTTTCTTGCTTAATTTCCACCCGTTCTTTCGCTTCAATCGCCTGGTGCAAGCCTTCGGAATAGCGCCGGCCGAACATTAACCGTCCGGTAAATTCATCGACAATTATTATTTCCCCGTCTTTGATCACGTAATCCCGATCAAGCTTAAATAGCGTCTTGGCTTTTAAAGCCTGCTCGGCATGATGCACCAGTTCAATCCCTCCGGCCTCGTAAAGGTTAGTAACTCCCAGCCATTTTTCCATTTTAGCAATCCCCTGCTCGGTCAGGGTGGCAGCGCGCATTTTTTCATCCACATTGTAATCGGAACCCTCCGCCAACTTTTCGGCTAATTGGGCGAACTTCAAGTACTGTTCCGTCGCTTCTTCCGCCGGCGCCGAAATAATCAGAGGCGTACGAGCTTCGTCGATTAAAATACTGTCGACTTCATCGATAATCGCGTAGTGCAGTTCCCGCTGGACCATTTGGGTTAAGTTGCCGACCATATTGTCGCGCAGATAGTCGAATCCGAACTCGTTGTTCGTTCCATAGGTGATGTCGGCTTGATAAGCCTCGCTCCGTTTTACCGCTCTCAAAAAATCCATGTCTACCTGATACGACATTTCTTCCGGATTACTATTGGATTTCGCGGTCGGATCAAAAACAAACGCGCTTTCATGCTGAATACACCCCACGGACAATCCCAAAAAATGATAGATCTGGCCCATCCAGACCGTATCCCGCCGCGCCAAGTAATCATTAACCGTAACCAGGTGGGCGCCTTTTCCTTCCAGCGCATTCAGGTAAAGCGGCATGGTGGCGGCCAGAGTCTTGCCTTCACCGGTCTTCATTTCCGAAATTTTTCCTTCATGTAATACAACACCGCCTAAAACCTGGGTATCAAAAGGAAACTGGCGGATTGTTCGATTGGCCGCCTCGCGCGCCAGCGCGAACGCTTCGGGCATAATTTGATCCAGAGATTTTCCTGATTTGATCTGCTTTTTAAATTCGTCGGTTTTCGCCTTAAAGCTGTCGTTGGGGAGTTTTTTAAAATCCTCCTGGTATTTATTTACTTCAGCAACTTTCTCCAGTAGCTGGTTGAGAACTCTCTTATTGGGGTCACCGAATACTTTTGTGAATAAAGACATCTATTTATTAAGAATTATGAATGATAAATAATTGTAAAATTCCTAATTACTAATTTCTAATATCTAATCAAACCCCAATGTCTAATGTCCAAGATCAAATTTGACGACTGATGGTTTAATTCACGATAGTAATTAGTCATTATACATTCATTAAAAATTAGTAATTAGGAATTTTAGAATCCGACATACTGAATTTCCTCCTGAAGCTGAATGCCGAACTGAGTGCGTATTTTTTGCTTGATTATGCCAATTAAAATTAATACGTTTTCCGCCGTTGCGTTTCCGGTATTCACAATAAAATTGGCATGAAGATCGGATACCACCGCATCTCCGATTCTTTTTCCTTTTAAACCGGCTTCTTCAATCAAGTAAGCGGCGGGAATTTTTCCGCCCGGGCGCACCACTCCAGGATCAATTTTCTTCTGTTTCAATTCCGATTCGGAAAAATTAACGAAAGGATTTTTAAACACGCAACCGGCGCTGGGCAACTTGAATTCCTGTTTTTTCACTTTTTCTCCAACTACTCGGTCAATCTCTTTGGCAATTTCTTCTTTTTTTCCGTTTTGCAATTTAAGTTCAGCGGATAAGATGACTTCGCTATTATGTTTGAATACGCTTTCACGATAGCCGAATTCACACTCTTTATTGCCTCTCTCTAGAAGCACTCCTTGCTCAGTAATGGCCGATACCTTTATTACAAAATCCTTCATTTGCTTGCCCCAGGCGCCGGCGTTTCCTCTGATCGCTCCGCCCAAACTGCCGGGGATTCCCGCCGCAAATTCAATTCCGGTTAAGGAATTATCCTTGGCAAAATTAGCCAATTGACTTAAATTAATTCCGGAATCCGCTATAATGCTGTTTTCTTCTATCCTACACTGACGGGCTTTATTATGGATAACAAGGCCCCTGAAGCCACTATCAGAAATTAGAACATTGCTTCCTCGGGCTAAGATAAAAAAAGGCAAATTTAACTCTTTTGCGG